TCCAACTTTTGCGGTAAAAAGCTATCATAGTTTTTAATTATTTGCCCGTATTTTTCAATCCTTGCTTTATTATCAAATGGAATATTATAAGCGTATAAACCTTGTAACCTTTCGCCTGTTGCTATCATAAAAAACATATTTGCGTAATCGTAACACTGAAATCCATAAAACAAATCAGGATTGAACTGCTTCCCTAATGAATTATCAAACCATTTTTCTGCTTGGTTTTTTGTTATCAACATTGGTCAACACCTACCCTAAATCATTTGTGTCGTTCATATTCGTAGGTGTCATTACTTCTTTAATTGGCGCTTGCCCTGTTGCTTTTCTATACTTGTTTTCAGCTTTATATTTCTTTAGCTTTTGATTTGCCCATTTACCTTCTTGAGATGTTGGATTGTCTTTATACGTAGTGTATAAAGCAACAACAGTAAGTATTATTGATGATATAGTCTCATCGTCTACTGGAATCGGGCTAATACCTTTGTTCGCTAAGAATTGATTTACTAATGCTAAGATCAATACGATGTATCTTGTTATTACTTTTGCATCCATTTGTTTGCTCCTTTTATCCAAAATAAAAAACGACTAAAAAATTAGTCGTTTAAAATTATTCAATGGTCAATGTTGGAGATCCTGAATAAACATCACTTATAGTGACATACAACATCCCTGAAGGATTACTAAAGTTGATATTTTTACTTGCAACTCCGCTATTGACTCCTGATATTCCTAAATCACTTGAACCTAAATTAGTTTGCGAAACCCTCATTATACCGCTACGTACATTTTCTATTGTCACCTGATAACTTTTATTAGGTTCAACTCCATTTATTGTCCATTTTGCCGTTGATTCTTCTATGCTATCCGGATATTTATTTTTAGGTAAGGGTTTTATTACAAAAGATGAAGGCTTTTTCCATACTTGGATATTTCCAGCATATACTTTTGTATATTCTTCACCTTCGTAAATAAACTTCTTTACATTTTTAAAATTACCTTCCATAAAAATCACCCCTTAATTAAGTAAAGTGTATTAGGGTCTTTTTGATATATATAGTTATATTCATTTTCTGTTCCTGTCCAAATTTTAACCGTCGGTTGAGATGCGCTTTTTAGTTGATATAAATTATCCGCTTGTTGTTTAGTAAAAGCTTGAGATGACAAAACATACCGCTCGTCATGATTATGATTTTTTGGAGCATATAAATCATTTAGTGTTTGTTTGAATCCCTCAAAATCTTCTGTACTAACTTTTGAGCCAATCTGTTGCAATACACTTTCTGAAATAGAGTTGTTTTGTATTGCTTCTGCTAATTCTCTTAATGTATTCATAGATTCAGGCGCGCTATCAACTAGTTCAGCAATTTTTGAATCCGTATACGTTTTAGAGTCGTTGAGAGTTGTATCTTTGATTTTTTCAACTTCTTGCAATTTATTTTCTAACCCTTCAACATTTGCGATATTGATTTTGTCCAATAACTCAGGTTCTGCTTTGATATCTGTATCTTTACCATCAATTTGCCACATTTTAGTGTCAGGATTGATTGATACTACAGTACCGTTTTTACCGGGTGCGCCTTGTTCTCCTTTTTTACCTGCTTCACCTTTTGCTCCAGGTTGTCCCGGTTCGCCTTTATCACCTTTCGCACCTTTAAATCTACTTTCATTCTTTTCGATGTAAGAAATGACATCTTTATCTATTTTCTCTTTAAAGTCTTTGCTCAATAAATCTGTCGCGTTATCTTTTAAAATTCTCGTAATAGCATCATCTACCAATTTAACATCGATTTCTTTTGCTACAGCAGATTCAATACCACTATCAACGATATTGAAAGAAAAGTTTGCGACATGTATTTTTTCTTCTTCTTTCTCTAAAAACAGCTTACAGCGAACATAACCAGCGTGTTTGATAACCTTTTTAGGTATCTTGTAGGTAAGGAACCCTTTTACAACATCGTCGATAATAAGGGGCTCATTTTTGAATATAGAGCCATCTTCCATAAACAAATGTAATCTAGGTGTTAAGCCATGTGCTTTTAGATCGATACGACCTTGTTTGTCATTGATACCTATTCTTATAGATGCTGTATTTTCATCTTCAGTGTAAAATCGACAGCCAATGTCACCTAAGTCAACACCATCATTTTTTATTCTCGTTTCAACATCTTTTATTTTGTACATTTATACACCTCTTTATTTATATTTATCTCTTATAAAATAGATACCTTTTAAGCCGATTTGTTTATATAGCTTAGCGATTGTACTAGCTTGATGTTGGCACCACTCTATAGCAGTAGCGTATTGGTGCGTAGCTGGATTCTTAGGATTCCATCTGATTCTGTACAGTGTATTCTGCCCTTTGTTGATGTAATCCTTTCTTACGAAGCTAGCACCGCCCATGATTGCTTTTGTTGGAGATGTCCAACCTTTATTTTTAGCAAATTTCATTGCATAATCAGGGTCGTTGTCGAATGCACCAATACCGAAGTAATTATATGCACCGTATCTACCACTAGCGAAGTTACTTGTTCCGTATCCACTTTCTAAGAAAGCGTGCGCGATCAAATAAATTTCGTTAATGTTGTTTTTCTTACAAGCTTCCGCGAATGCTTTGCCTTGTCCGTCGAGCGTTCCTTTTCCTTTAAGTATTTTGTTAAGCGCACTAACTGAAATGCCTTGATACTTTCCTAAATTAAGCATTTGGTAGCATTGCGTGTTACTTTCCCATATTCGCTTAACATTCATTGCCGAGCTCGTTTGTGCTCGTGTTGCATTAGCCCAGCCCCATGTATGAGATTTTTTCGGGTTACCCCTAGACATTTGTCTATCCAGTGCTTGCTGGAATGTGAATGGACTTGTTTCAGTAACGATGCTTGGTTTTTCGTCTGATGGAGTAGGGCCTCGTGTGGACGCACTGTCAACTGATGTTTTATCACTAATTCTTATTGTTGTTTTTGTCGTTACTTCTTTTATATTTTCTCGTGTCAATATATCTCGTTTAATGTATGTCTCAAGCATTTTCTTTTTAACTTGCTCATACTTTGCGTTATCCGGTATACCTTGCTTAATCAAGTCGTAATTAATTAAATCTTTCATACTACGCCAAATATTAGGGTCTACCTTTAACGTCGTTTCAGATAAGTTTTTATCAATCCCTGACAACAACCAAACACCACGTATTAACGCTTGTATTTGATTCAATAAGAATTGTCGTTTGCTATCTGTTTGACCACCACATACTTCAATAACTAGCCAATTAGGGTGACGCGGGTCATCAAAATTGGTTGGTCTAGCAAGCCATGTAGCCTCTCTATCGACATATAAATGCGGTATTTCATAATCGCTTATAAACTTATTTCTTTGCGTATACAGTTCGTCTACAGAACGCATATGCATTGATTCTTTTATATATAATCCTTGAATATCTGAGCGTTCATCACCCATTACAACTATATGATCAATGAAGTGCTCTTCTTTATCTAAAACATTGCTGTAAGCAGTGTATTTTACTGTTTTAACTTCTTTAAATTGCGGTTTCTTCGCTTCGCCAGTAATTGTTGAGTCATTGGCTTTTGATGCTGAACTTGTATCAGTACTACTAGGTTTGCTAGTATCTTTTGAGTATGGAGGCCTAACAAAGCCTGTAACACTTACATAAGGGTGTCTTACTAATCTTCCTGGAGAACCTGTCCAACTATTAGAATTAACCCAGTTTTGGTCAACGCTATAAAAATAACTTTTATTAGATGGTCCTACTACTATTGCGGTGTGTCCGTCCGAACCTATTCCGTTGCCAGGGTGCCAAACTGCGATGTCTCCAGGTTGCGGTACAAATCCAGATGAATAACGATAGAATCGGAAACCCTTAGGATATCTGTAATTAGCCATATCCTTAGCATTGCCCCATGTTACAAAACCCCAATATCTTTTAAAAATAAAGTTAGGTGTATCCCAACATTGACTGCCCCGATAATTATCTATATTAATCCTCTTACCAATATTCGACTTTGCCCACTCCACCACTTCACTAGCTGTAGGCTTTCTAGTCTTTGGGTTAGGTAATCCCATGTATGCACCTCATTTCAATCAAAATAAAAAGCCAGTGCCGAAGCACTGACTCTTAAATGTTATTTACATTTACCAAACCAGAAGCACGCCCAGAAGCTATATCCTAAAATCCCTTTAAGCATGGTAATCACCTCCTTTAAATACCAAAAATAGTTCTTAGTAAAGCTATGACAATCGTACTGAAGATAGTCCCTATCAAACCGAGAATCCACATTTTTATGTCTCTAATATTCTTGGCATTCTTTTCTTTATTCTTTTCATCTTCTACCTTGTCGCGCTTTAATTCTTCAAAATTTCTATCTAATTTGTCATAAATCTTTTCTTGCGCTCTAAGACTATCTTCTATTCTGTCGAATTTTTCAAACATAGTCTTATCATTTTCTTCTAATCGCGTTAAACGCCAATCTTGTTCATGTCGTTTGGTAAAACCAAACATTACGCCACCTACTTTTTGTTAAATTAAAAAGCCACAAGCATTACACCTGTGACTTTTCATCTTTTGTTTCTGGATATTTTTCTCCAGTGATTAAAGCGTATTCTTCTTTATCGATTAAACCCTTGTCTACGTACCACTTAATTTGCTCGTTTTTATAGTAACCCCAAACATAAAAAGTTTTAATGTCTTTAAAAGTTGGATAAATCATCTTCATTATTTAAACGTCCCCCTCAGTACTTGTTTTGTTAGTTTTCAGTTCAGTCAACTGTTGTGTTAACATAGCGTTTTGTTGAGCTAATTCCATTGTTAATACGTTTACTTGTGCCACCTGCATTTGCATACTTGCAACCATTCCGCGAAGTTCTTCATCACTCAAATCTGATTCACTTTGTTGGTTTGATGCATTCGGTACGTCTTCTTTTTCGAAATTGCTATTGTATTTAATTTCGCCGTTAGTGAAAACGAACTTTCTAGGTTCGAACTCTTCTTTGAATTTGATAGGCACATTGTTATCGTCTACATCTAAACTATTGCGTAAACCGCCAGTATTAACGTATCCGATAACTTCGTTTTTATCATTTACTGTGATTTTCATTATTTCCACCCCACAATTTTATTTATCGTAACTCTGTTTGCATTAGCACCAGAACCTGTTTTACTGCCTAAATCAAGGTACACATCGTTATCGATTTTTAACGTCGTACCACTTTCTTTAGTTATTAAGCATTCATAACTACCACCACCGTTACCGTCTGAGTCAACTACATTTGTTTTACTTAATTGAATCGCATTTGGTATAGAGGTTAAACTGAATGCTTCAATAACACCACCTGGATAAGTACCGCTTATGAATAGAATTGCATAATTTGTATAAGCTTCGGTTAAATTAATCCTTGTTCCTACACCGTTTGCAGCACCGTCGAATAACACGGCTGTTTTATGTTCGTTAGGTGTAGCCCATTGTGAATCTAATCGACCATTGGTGATTGATCGTGTATAAACTTTTTTAGAGTTTGAAGGTGTGAAGTTGAATAACTTATTTGCATCATCTTTAACAAATACTGATAAGTAGCCTTCGTAACTTTCAACAATACCTGGTAAATCAGGCACACTTGTTACGTAATAATTCCCAGCGCCCAATGCTTCTAAATTACCTTTGGCGTTATATAAGTTCTTTTGGATTGATTGACCGTTATGTTCTGTTAACTTATGTTGTTGCCAACTTATACTTTGTAACTTACCATCTACATACTGTTTAGCTTGATTCAGTGTGTTGTTAGATATTTCTTCAACAAATTGCTTAGTTAAGTTTCCATCATTCTTTTTATAAAACGGGTACCACGTGCCGTAGATTTTGTATTTTGTGTACTCATCGTTTGAATCATCTGGGTACCATGTTGCACGAGCAGTATTATTATCAACAACATAAACAACTAACACACCAGATTTGCTTGATGTATAAGTTGATTCATCGAACGAAGAACCGTCATCAACACCATCTTGTCCGGGCTTCTCTAACGTGCCTATATCCGCCTTTTCTGGCGCATCTTTTGCATTAGTAATATGAATAATCATAGATGAGTTAGCGTGTCTTAAAACAGCTTCTATTGACTGTTCAGATGATTCGATCGCTTTACCGTAATCATCAGTAAGTTTAGACTTTTGCCAATTTGTTGTTGAATTACCTTTAACAAGGTCAGCGCCATTGATTTGTTGTTCAACTTCGTTAACACGTTCAAAAATCGCTTGCTCTTTATCAACAATTTTCTGGAACTCGCTATTTATATATTGAACGGCTTTGTCTTGTGTTGTTGTAATCATCTGTACCGCTTCATTTTGTTTGATTTCTAATCTTTGAATACCTTGATTAATACGACTATCAATTTCAGTAACCAACGATTTTGTATCACTCAAACTTTTCTTTAAGTCCTCAACTTCTTCTTTAACACTTTCTGTTAAGTCCTGAATTGATTTGATATAAACTAGCTTTGTTTTACCGTCAAAATTACTAATTAGATCATTCTGGATATTGAAGTTAAATTGACGCTCTACAATTACGTTATTGCTACCGTTTTGAGTAAAATATGCTTGCGCATGTACGCGTCCAGTGTATTTTAAGAACTCATTTGGGATAACGTATTGCATTCGTCCGTTAATTGCATCAACAATTGTAAGTTCATCACTAATATAAGCGCCGTGTTCATCGTCGAAGTTATCCGTCTTAAGCACAATACTAGTCATCGCATTATGTTTGCTGATTGATAACGGCTTATTATTCTTAGTTACTGCAAAATTTAAAACACCAGTTCCTCTATCTGATTCATAGAAACTGATGTTTGTGTCAATAACCGGATTATATTGTGATGTTGTTTGTAACTCGATTAAGTTATCATCTTTCGAAAAATTATCTACTACCATTATTCAACCTCCTTACCTTCTATTATGCTCCAACCACTATTACCACCAGTACCAAAGTTTCTAACGAAAAACTGGTGAGCAGAAGCAAAGTTATTACGTCTTAGCACTTGTGTTGTGTTACCCGGTGTATTTGATTTTACTTCTAACACCCAGCCTGCAATACCTTTGTAATCTTTAGGGAAGTCAGAAAAACGTTTTGATTCTTCAGTGGTGATATAGAAGTCTAAACCAACAATTTTTAAATCAGACAATTTCGTGATGCTCTTAGGGATATGTTCCCAATAACCAGCACTTTGTGGGTTAAAATTCCATGAGCCGTTGTTTTTCTTGTTAAAGATGTCGATAACACGTTCAAATTTGAGCATATTTCTACCTGTGCTGTTTCTAGTTAGTACTTGTCTTAACGCACCATTATAATGACCAGGCAGTACATCAAAGAACCAACCTGCATCTCTAAACGCTTTCGGTAACGGGAAATCTAACGCATTTTGTGTGTCTTGCGTATAGATATAGTAATGACCAACTTCCGTAATATCACTTAGATATGCTGGGTTTTGCACTGGTAACGGTTTAACACGTCCGCCTGAATCAGTCATTGATACTTGAGGTGCGATGTTTTTCAAGAATTGGTTTACACCTCTTTGACCGATAGAATAAATTGAATGATGTCTGTTGTTACCAGGTCCAATAGTTACCCCGATTAAAAGTGCTTTACGTCCTGTTTCTAGATCGTAATACATATCTAGACCCTCAGCCTCTTGGAAATCTCCTTTAAAGTTGTTATTCACACCGCCTATATCGATACGACGTTTAAATAACAATTCTTTCGTTTTGATATCGAAGCCTTGTAAGTAATTAGGGTTAGCTGGATTTGAATCGCCAGTGTACCAATATAAGATACCTGCATCATAAGCAATACCTTGCATAGGTTGCGTACCTGATGTGTATTGCATAGGGATATCCATTTGGTACAGTACTTTGTCTATACCTTTATCAATATCGTCAGCACTTCTTACTTCAACAAAATTTAATGCGTTCTTAGCTTGTTGTTCAGAAGTTTTATATTCACGTCTAAAAATCATTAAATTTTCTACCGGATTATAAATCGCTGACGTATATCTGTCGTTAAATATATTCGGCATGACATCTTGCATTTCATTACCATAAGTTATTTCTCCAGTTCTATATTGGAAACGTACAAACTTGTTGTTTTTGTTACTGTCCAATACAGCTGAATAAATCCATAATTCTCCATCAATGTATCTATACGCATTGTGTGTGCCGTGTCCGCCGTTTTTAACAAGCAATCTATCAATAAATTGTCCGTTGGGCTTCAATCTAGATAACATGTAATGATTACCTGGACGAGCTTGCGTCATATAAATAATTTTCGTTCTAGGGTCTACCCAAAATGATTGCATTACTGCGTTAGTATATGGCGATAAATCTGTGATGAATTCCGGTTCTTGCTCTTTTGGTTCGAATCGGTATTCTGTCGCTCGATATTCTTTATAGTGTTCATCTACAGCTTTCTCAACCTTTTTAGTGAAAGCATCTAGTGTTGAATAATCATGATACAAACGATCTTGCAATGTCTTATGATCATAACCAGTATTATCAACACGCGCGTCTTTTACCTCGTTGATACCGTCGCCGTTATGACCTATTATCATGTTGCTAAAACGGCCATTTAAATACGTTAAATAATCTTCAACACTGTCATTCAAGTATTTAATTTGTTTTGCTGAGTGTGCGTATATTTCTTCTTTTTGATGATATATAAACATTTTCTCAAGTTTGCTCATTCCATTATCAAGTAATCGATAGTTGTACTCGTGCTGAGCAACTACTTTTTCGCCAGTGATAGAATGCAAACTTGTTATTAATCCGTAAGCCATTGGTTGCCTCCTTTAGTCGTAAAAACTGTAATAATCCTTGATTAACTCGTACATAATAACCTCGTGACCTTTTTCGTTAGGGTGTAAGCCGTCCTCCATGCTCGCTTTCCTAAAAGCTGGATTGTATGGCTTAAAGTAATCTGTGTGATATGCGTCAAACACTGGCACATCTAACTCACTACAAGCTAATATTTGAGCGTTTACATAGTCCTCAAGTGTTAACCCTAGTTTGTTTTTGTCCGTGTCTTTACGGCGTATCGTTGTGCCACTCATTGGGCATTGCCTTGTAGCTGTCATCACTAGTATTTTTGAATCTGGATTATTCTTCCGTATAACTTCAATTGCAGAACAAAAGGCACCGTAAAACGTTTTTGTATCCGTTTTATCAGTGCCTATCGGTACGCCTGCCCAATAACCGTGTAACCAGTCATCATCAGTGCCTTGTAATATGATTAGGTCTCCTCTTATTTGCTCTGCTTGTCTATAAATGCTGTTTTCTACCGCTTCTTTACCTATTGGAACTGTTGCCATTGTTGCGCCACCTCTTGCAAGATTAGTCGTTTTAGCTTTCAATTTCTTGCCTAACATTTCTGTGAAATTAGTTTTTGCGTGCGACCCTCTAGCTACAGAGTCGCCAATCGTTCCAATTGATTTGATGTTTCTTATACTTGATTGACTAGTAAAGTCGTACATGATTGTACCATTAGCAGTTGTAACTGTTTTAGTATTCATCTTATCGACTTTAGCGTTTATTTTTTCATTCTGCTTAACCAATTCATTATTTATAGATAAACTTGCGTTAACTTTTGCGTTTAGTTCTCTCAAGTACTTAGCTGGGTCTGACTTAGTTGTTTTTACATTCTTAACATAGTTCGTAGCTTCATGGATAGCTTTTCTATATCTGTCACGCATTGTAAAATCGCCTAATACTACATCTTGTTTGATGATGTTGTTATATGCATCTCTATGTGTAGTAATCTCGACTATTCTTACTAAGTCGTTATAGCCTATAGTTGGTTCGCCAACTCTTGCGACATCGCCAATTCTAGGGTTAGCCTCTGGAAAATGCTCAGGCTGTGCTACGAAGTCCAAAGAAATAGAAGCAGTGACACTTTTCTTTATCACTAGCTCCATTGATTTTTTCAAAACATCTTCTTTTTTTATACGTCCATCTATTAACGGAGGCGCTTCCCTTTTACCAATCAGTTGTGCTAATGGGTGTGTGAATTCGAATTGTAATCCAGCCTCTGTAAAAGTTTGTTGGCCGTCAAAGTCGCCATAACCTCTTATATATGTGTAGCATTTAGAAGCATCTTCTTGAATTTTGACGTTATCAGCATTTACACCTGATTTAATATAGTAGTTTGCTACTTTTGATAATTCGTCATACAAGTGAAATGTTTTTGTTTTAGCGTCGTACTCATATTCGAGATGATAGCGTTCAAGTCCTTTTTTGAATATCTCAAGTCTTGTGTCTCCCTTGCCTAATCCCTCGAACTTTGATGCGTCAACCTTAGTGTGCAATACGTACTTATAACTAGTTCCTTTAAATACAGTGTTAAAAAACTCTACACCTGTGAAACTTTCGTTATATTCTTGGTAAATCCTAGAATTGTTTAGATCATCTAATTCTTTTTGTCTCGCTTTGATACTAAGTTTGATTTTGTTTCCAATCGTTGATTTATCAAGCATTACTATCACATATTCATTGAGGTCATCTTCCCCCTTTACATTTGTGATAGTCCACATCTTTGTAATAGCGCCGATTGCGTCGAAAGTGCTGGCATTTTCTATCATATCAATGTCTAACGTGCTATCTTCATTCAATTTTTCATTTAATTTTGTATTAACATAAATCGCATGACCGACGCCTTGTAAACTTTTTAATAATACCGGCATATGCTACTCCTTATCTGTAATATAATTTGTGTCTAAAGACTATCTTTTTCATAAGTCTGTTGGCTTTAAAATGATTCCAACCGGGATACAACACCGGTTGTTCTAACGTCTTGTTGTATAGATCGATATTTAAATTGCCTCTATATGTGTGCTTGTTATCAAAAATGATTTTATCGCCTGTTTTTAAATCGACATCTTTAATTACTGATACGTTTCCTTTATCCATATAGAAAGTGAAACCGTCTTTATCATCAGCTTTAACATCTTCGGCTAATTCAATTTCAACTACATTGAATTGGTTGAACTGTGTTAATGCCACATCTCCGTTGTAATAAACATCTCCAGAACTCGTGTTATAGAATGTCATTTGTCTACTTCTATCATTTTCATTTAGTGCTATTCTGTCCGGAACTGACCATTTTTCTAAATCGTTATCACTTTCTAAATCAGTGCTATAACCGATACTTTCAAAGAACGGCAATTCTGTCGTCTCAAAGGTCAACGTGATTTCTCCTGATGTCTTAGTTGTGTCAAAAGATACTTCGCTAACTAATCCAACGAATAGTTGTCTACCGTCAACATAATCTAATTCAAATTCTTGTTCTAACGGTTCGAACATATTTTCAAATTTGATAGTGTTATCCGGCGTTGCCAATTCTCTTAGGTAAAAGCGACCATAAAACAATGTTTGAATGTCCGATTTAAGATGTGAGGCATAAGCAATTTTAGGTACTTCATACCTCAATCTTAATTCAACTTTTTTATATTCTTCTTTAGCGTAATTGTGAAAACGTCCGTCAACACCATCTAAAGGCGAATAATTCCTTTTGTAACCCGAACCGATAACATTGTAATCAAGCACTCTCAAATGTTTGTAAGTGAGAGGATTGTCACTGATTCTATAAGTTACACCGTTTTTTACAATTTCTACATCATGGGCTATCAATAAACAAACCTCCCTTACATTAAGTTGAAACTACCATCTTTTGCATCCATATCGTCAATGTGAGATTTAATCATGTTTAGATCGCCCTCATTTCTAACAGTTACATTAACAATAGGTCTATTATTTTCTTTCATGCTATGTTGCACGTCATTTGTCATATGACCGTCAACGCTTGGTGTTAAACTGTCGTTGAATCCATCCGTTAACGTTGAACCTAACTCACTTGTAAATGTTTTACCGAAGCTAGTAGCCATTACTTTAGCTTGTGATACCGCTAAACCTTTACCTAAACCACTACCTCCACCGTGTCCACTTACAAATGAAGTTACAGAGTCCCACGCTGATGAAATCGCATCGCCTACCGCACTTACTACTTTGTGCGCGGCGTTAGCTACACCTTCAGCTACTTTGCCTATTAATTCTGCTCCGGCATTTAAAAAATCGCTGAAAAAGCTTTTAATCTTATCAAGTGCGTTTTTCATGCCGTCGCCTACATTTGAGACAACTCTTTTAAATCCATCAGCTACTTTACTTGCGAAACTTGTAACTGTATTCCAAATATTAGAAACCCATTCGGAACCTTTTGTGATAATAAAGTTTAGTGCTTGCCCCATTTTTTCAGCTACACTCGAAGCCACTCGACTGAACCAACTTGTAACAGTATTCCAAATACTGCTAACAAAATTAGTGATTGTACTCCATATCTGTGACCAACTTGTACCAAACATAGAAAGTGTTCGATTCATTACGCCAGTTAAAAAGCCGATAATTGACTCCCAAACTGATTGCATGTATTGCCAAATCGTATCAAGTACATTGGTAATCGTAGTTTTAATTGTCTCCCAAGCACCTGAGAAGTCGCCAGTAAGCAACTGAATTAAAGCAGTGAATAAACCTACTATGATTTGGACTGCTACGGATATCACTGTTCCTATGGCTTGGAACGCAATTGTAATTAAAGTCCACAAACCTTGTATGATATTCATAACATTTGTAATAATGCCTATTACCAAAACACCTAAGACTTGCATGAATATTTGTCCTAATACTTGCAATATAGGCATTATAGGTTGTAACGTTGATTGGATTTTCCCCCACAATTCAGTTAACCAGCCAACTACACCTTGAATCGCACCAGAAACCGCCGTTTTAACGCCGTTCCATGCTTCAGTAATAGTATTTCTGAAATTCTCGTTTGTTTTCCATAAATAAACTAGGACTCCAATGAATGCACCAATTACTGCAATTACTGCTAAAATCGGGGCTGAAATCGTTCCAAAAACACCTGTTAATGCTGACATAGCTCCAGTAACTAGACTTGATGTTCTAACGAAGCTTAAAATCTGTTTGATAACGCCAAATAAGCTCAAACCAAAAACATTTGTAAGCACACTACTTATAGCAACAACTGGAGCCATTAAAGCCCAAAATGCACCGCCTAAAATACCCATAACACCAATAATCTGTGCTACCGCTGGATGTGTCTCGAATAGTTTGGCGATAAATCCAGCTAGATTAGTGATAAAGTCCAACAATTTACTAGCTATAGGTGCCATTGCAGTGCCAAATGCTACTAATGCTTTTATGATGTTACCGATTAATTGCATAATAGTAGGACCATTCTCTTGAACGTAGCTGATAAAGTCTTTAAAGCCTTGTGATTGTCCTACTTGTTCTGACCACGCTCTAAATTGAGAAGTTAATTTAACCAACCAATCAAAAATATTAGAACTGTTTTGAGCAAAAGCAATCATTAAATTACCAATACCAGCAAATACATTACCAAATATCTGTCTAATCTTAGGTAAGTTAGTGGTAGTGTAGTCAATAAACGCTTTAATAGCATTCTGACCAGCTACACTATTAGCCCAATTTTGGAAAGCTATAGACATGTTCTGTAATCCTTGAGACACAAATTTGAACAACGGCATTAATTGAGTGAAAATGTTAACTAATCCGTCGCCAAATCGTCCTGCGGCGTTCAATAAATCTCCGAAGATTGCGCCACCTATGCTATTCAATGCTTCAAACGCTTTCTTAGCTGTTTCGGAATGTTTAACCCAATTCTCAAACTCGCGTGCGTTTGCTTCAACCAGCATAGATACTTCGGATAAGAATGGTTTTAATTGAGACATCGCACTTGTAACGCCTCTGATACCTGCTGACATCGCATTAAAGATACTTGCTTGATTCTCTTTAACAATGCCTTGCCATGTAGTTTTTAACTGATCGCTCGCATCTCTAAAGTTTTGAACTTCTTTTGTTACTGCCAATGTGCCATCTTTTACCATTTTTAGTGCAGTAATAGCCATTGCACCGAAGCCAACCGCTCCAACACCAGCTACAGAGAACGCACCAGCAAGCCCAATAACACCACCACCTAATACACCAACGGCATTAAGTACTGCCATAATAGCTGGAACTAATCCAGCAATTACTGGTATTAACGCTTGTATACTAGCAATCATTAAACCTTTGACTTGTTGCGCGAAGATAGTACCGAAAGTTCTAATATTTGATGCGATGCCATCCATTGTTGATTGATACTGATCTAATGCTCTTTTACCTGCAGTCAATGCTACTTGCATTTTCGTCATTCCGGTTGTATCAAAATCTAATTTAACAGTGTGTTTGCGCCAACCAGCTAACATCGCTTTAGAAGTCGCAACATTTCTTTTTAATCCGCTTGCGTCGCCGTCAATTTCAACTTTTTTACGTCTGATATTCGATAGTTCTGCTTTAACAAACGATATGACTTGTTTTACTTTGCTAGCGTCTGCATCAATATTAACTTTATGTTCTCGCCAACGTTGAGCCATCGATTTGGCTCGCGTTAGCTCTCTTTGGTAGTCTCTTATGTTTGCTGTAACTTCTGTCTTGATTTCGTCCGGTATATCAGTTTTAGCCATACGTTGAGCAGTTCTAATATTCCTTTTAAAATCACTGATTATAGCTGTAACACGAGCCAGAAAATTCTTCTCCATGCCTAACCTCCTTTATGACTTGTTTTTAAGCTGTTAAGGAACTTGCGAGTCCCTTGTTTTTGTATTTCTCTTTTACGTTTGTTTTTAGCTAGCTCACGCTGTTTCATTCTTTCGTATTCATCTTCTTGACCACGAATAATGTAATGTTCTCTTTCGTTCTGCCTAACAAAACGTTTTAGTGATTTACCAGCTTGAGCAACCGCATTATATTGAGCGCCGTACAACGCAATGTCTCTTTGGTCAATCAATGCTTGTCTAGCGCCAATAATCCAGTCATTCCATTCGGCAGGTAGCATGCTCATTAGCTCGTCATTACTCATATAACCTATGTAACGACTTGTCATCTGCCTTATTTCCGAATAGTCTAATAAGGTGCTACGGTCATGATTTCTTTGTAGTTGTTCTTCATCATCTCGATACCAGCTTTCGCGCCCTCTTTCTCGTCTTCTTTGGCTAACGATGGTGCTTGGTTCATCTGTGTCCAGAATAGACGTGATTTCTGCTTGAAAAAACCGCTATTATTCATTACGTCCAACGCACCCTGTAATAGATTTAGCGTGTCGTTTTCTCTTTCGATGATTTCCATGATTTCCGCTTCAATATCTTCTCTTTTAGGTGCACTTTTACCTAGATAAGCCGTTGCACATTCCCAAAAGTCTACAATTGCCACTGTGTCACGTTCTAATAAAGCATTGTAAACATTAGTAAATCCTGAAATCGTTTGTTTTCTGCCTTTATTATCTTCTTCTTCAGTTGCAAACTTTTTAGCGGTTTTATCGAACATAAATGTTGCTTTTGCTTTCACTTCTTCATTGTTAATTGTTAATGATGTAATTGGATTAAAAGTTGTTTCAGTCATATTAAATACCTCGTTTATCGTTATTTTGTACAAAAAAATAGAGGGCTAATGCCCTCGTTAATTACATACTTAAATCGCTACTGCCAGCAGTTGTTTTTTTAGTTCGGTTTTCATAACTATCTTCATAAGCGTTCATGTCTTCGAATTCAACAACTGGAGCCAATGCGCTAGGGTTAAGCCATTCTTTTGGTAAATCATTGATTGTACCGTCTGCACTATTGAACTTAACTTTCGCTGTGATTTCGATTTTGTTATCTTCATCATCAAATGACCATTCGTGCTCTTCGATAACTACATATGCGAATACACCGTGATGTTTGCCATCGCGTTTTTTAGTTTCCCAAATCCAAACACGTAACTGTTTGAATTGTTTAACTGATTCTTTTAATGCTAATTGACCTTTATCTCCCGGAACGACATCAAGCGTCAACTTGATTTCTTCTTCGACAGAATTACGGCTATAATCTTTCTTACCGCCTTGAATGATTTCAGCAAGGTCATTACTGATAGTGTGTCCACCCTCTGCTAAACTACCTAAAAGCGTTGCTTCTTCGATAGTTAGCTTCTTAGCTAAATCCTTATCAGCGATTTGGAGAGCGACAATATATTTATCCTGCGCCATTCGTTACACTCCTTTGTAATGTGTTATGTCTGTATTTAAAAACAAGCCGAATGATACCGTGTTTAGTGTACTGATCTATGTCAGTAATCACTTCTTGTGTATCAATTCGACTTTTAATGAATGAATAATAATCAATTTCTATTTCGTTATTTAAAACGAAGCCTAAAAATTGAATTATTTGTGATGCCTCATCTCTATTACGTGCTTGACTATAAACATGCAACGTGATGCCGACATCTTCGACCATGCTCGTGGTCGTTTCTTTGTTAGTGACGTTTGTTTCACCCACAACGATATATGGGTAAACAGCGTCTTTCTGAACGCAATCAAAAACCCTACCACCCAATTGTTTTTGGATAATAGGGTTACTTTTTAATTTGTTATATACTTTGTTAAATAAGTACCGTTCGACTGATACCCACATATCTTAACCACCTCATGAAAAATACTTATTAAAGAATGCTCGTCCAGCGTCTATTGCCGGTTCCCAAAAAGGTTGAGCATGTTGTCCTTTAGTAGTGTGCCACTTACCGTTCGCATCTTTGTACGACCACGGTATCTTTTTCGCTCTACTACCTCCAGCACCTGTTGCATATATACCAGTACCATAATTGACATATATTGCGTATTCACTACCAATGTTAATAACTCCAGTAAAACCGCCGTCTTTAAAGTCCATTGTTACACTTTCTCTAAGATATCCGGTATCAACTGGCATTAATGAAATGATTGTATTGTGAATCTTAGCAGTTGTCTTTGCTATACCTCGTTTGACCCATCGCTCCATGTCTCGCTCGTAATTTTCCAACTCTTTTACTAAGTCCCAATTACCATACTTAACCTTTGCCAATAGATCGCACCCTCAATCTAGTTAAATTGATTTCATGTTGTCCGCCTTGGTCGACCGGTTCGCCTACAACTTCGTACGTTTTACCCTCGTAATTAAATAAAGTTTTGTTTGTTATTGGTATGTGGTACGGCGTATATAGGTTTCGGTCGAAATCTTTGCTCATCTGATGAAATTTGAGTGTCTCACTTGATGTAGGCGTGTCCATAAACCCTTTAATTGTTTCGTTACTTTTAAAACGCTCGTATTCTTTGGGATGTGTTCCTACGACTTCAACCTCTCCAATTTCAATTGTGTGTGGAAACTCATCAAACGGATTAAACATATCGCTTGCCCCAACTTAACTTACGATAAGGCAATAAATATGCATAAGCACTACTAGGTATGTCGGTTACATAGGTATAACTCACAGTGCCCATCGTGCGCGCTGAGATATTGCCAGTTGTACCAAACTTGATACATTCAGCAATAAACTTCTTAACACCCGACGGCACTTCTTTGTCATCAAACTTCTGATTACAATAATCTTCTGCAACACTTTTATATTCTTCAATAAGATATTCGATCTGTTCATCGTCAGACGAATCATTGAGTGAAAGTCCATTAATCATTTTGACGTCTTTTGCGTCCATTACTTAACACCCTCTAAAGCTTTGATAAGCTCATCTTTTTTCATATCACTATAGCCTTTAATTTCACGCTTTTTAGCAAGTTCTTTTAATTCTGCTACTTTCATATCAGATAAACTTTTTTGCTCGTCAGCGTTCGCCTCAGACTGTTCTACTTGCTTGTCTTCAACAAGTTTGATAGCGATTAAATTACGGCGGTTGTTTGTTGTAGATAATTCAGTGAATCGTTCTTCTGATACTTCTAACCCATCACGTGGGTATATGTCCCCCACTTGATATTCATGTCCGTTGTCTTGTGCATCTTCAAAACGTTCGATTACTTTATACATACGTCACTACCTCCTATTACATTTCTAAGCTTCCAGAACCTTTAGTGATTTTCACTGCTTTAGATTCATCATATAAATAAGCTACATAGTGCTTATCACTGTATAATGCAGTTGTTTTTGTTGATGCGTCACGAGCTACTTCTAAGAAGAAATCACGTTTCAAGATTAATTTAACTGCACCTTTTTTAGCTAAAATAGCCGTGCCAGCTTCTAACTTATTAGAACGCACAATGATAGCGCCTAGAGCTTCGCCAAACGCACCTTTAACGATGATGTCATCTCCTAATTCAGTTGCGCGTGTAAAGTTAGTTGATGCATCTCCACGCAATTTACCAGCATCAAGTGGATTGATAAATAAAACCATTGGTTCTAAGTCTTCATCGTTAAATTTGTCGATTGCTGATTGTAAGCCGTTTAATTTAGTGATGTCCGCATTAACAGTAAGTTTAGCTCCCATTAAAGCCTCTAATACGTCATTATCAACTTTGTTAGCGTGTGCTAAACCGTGTTGACGCACTTGTTCGCCTTGAGGGTCTCCGTAACCACTTAATAAAGCCTCATCTGTGATAGATGTACCTTTAGCAATTTTACGAATTTTAGCCTCACGTTTTTTAGTTTCTAAGATATCAGTTGGGATTTTTTCTCCCTCTGCAACTACTTGTGCATCTCCGCTATAAACGAATGCTGGGAATGTCAAAGTGTCTCCCGGTTGTCCTTGTAATGTGCTATCTACTTCTGCAAATGAAGCAAAACGCAATTTCTTTTCGAGTTGCGCTTGCATCATAGGCGCTAATACTTCTGGAATGATTTGATTACTTGTTTTAGTAAGTCCTTGTGCCATGCTTGTACCTCTTTCTTTGTTTAATTTTGATTAACTAATTTTTCGAATGTCTCACGATCGTTCAAATACAATTCGTTACGTTCAGCGACACTCATGTTGTCAAACTTTTCTTTCGTTACACCTGAGTCTGGATTACCTCCGCCTTGTGGTGTTTTACCTACAGGCTTAGACGACGCAAATAAATAAGGTTTAGACTCTTTAAGCGTTTTAATCGCTTCATCTAAACCTTTTACAGTGCCGTCGTCTACTAATTCCAGTTCATCTTTATTGATGAATGCTAGAATGTCGTTAGCGTCATTTGCTTCTTTAGCAACCGCTAACTTAACTGCGTTATTAAGTTGTGTTTCTTTATACTTTGTCTCCCACTCTGAATTTTGATTCTTTAATTCTTCGAGTTCTTTTTGAATCTCGCTATCATCTTTAACAGAGTCTTGCAATTTGACAATTTGTTCATCACGTTTAGAAATCTCTTCTTTTAACTCTTCAATTTCGGTATTCTTGTCGTTCAATCTCGAACGTGGTACCATTCCCGATTTTGATTCGTCAATCGCATCAATAACCTTCTGCTTGTCGATTTTTCCGTCTTTAAATTGTCCTAACAACGTGTATAAATCCATTTAAACTACTCCTTTTTACGAGTTTTACGTGCAACGCCACGAAGAATTTTGGTATAAAAAGAAGCAGTTTAACGACATGCTAAGGTCGAGTAGTAAACTACTTTCTTTTACGTTTATATTTCTCCCACTCACGATAAGTCATTTGTGGTATTACTTCGGTTGTCCCGTCATCTTTACGTACTCTCGTTGTACTAGGCAAATCATCTTCATCAATGTAATACATAAGCTTACAACGACAGTTGATGTTTTCTTTTGCACTATTCACACCAACAAACAACTTAGGTGCCTGTCCAACGCAACCGCTCGACTTGAACGGTTCGTCTATTTTCTTCTTAGCACCGTCTAGATGCCTGTGTGTGTCTCTTGTACGTGTATCTTTAGTAGCTTGCCAATACTTATACATCTGTAAGTCATTCTTTTGAGCTACTAATGCACTATCGAGTCCAGCTTGAGACATCGCTCTACCCGCTTCTGTACGAGCTACACGCAACGATTGAGCTTTAGACATACCAATATCATCACGGATTGCTTTTGCTATCTTAGAGTAGCCCTCTCCGCTCATAATGCCTTGTGTGATGTGTAAGCGTATCTTTTTCAGTACTTCATCACGATGCTTCTGTAGCGTCGGCACTAATCGAATGAACTCAATAGGTTGTTCAATAGCTGATGTGATAACCTCTTTGCTAGGAACATCAAATTGCATAGATGTTTGACTCGCCGTCTCATATAAATAAAGGCTCATAAGGAACTTTTCTATATAAGCGTCTTCCTGCGACTTCTGAATCATCTTAGCTACTTGCCTATAGTCATCAGTCAACATTGTGCCTATACGAGTTAACTCCTTATTGAGCCTGTTGTATTTATTAAATTCAGTCCATGTAACATACACATCATCACTTTGATACTTCTCAAACATATCTGCGATGATTTGTTTTATCTCTTTAATCCGATTAGCAAATAGTTGTTCTATCGGCTTCTCAGCTTTAGAGATTAGACTATCAATATATTCATCAATATCATTTTGATTCTTTATTGTTAGATCTTTCTTGTTGTTGGGCACCGTCAGCACCTCCGTCATCTAAATTAGGCAGTTGCTTGTTGTACTCCATTTGTTCTTGTTCTATTCGTTCGAGTTCTGCTTGTAAATCTTCGACAAACGGGTGATTTTCCAATACAGTTTCATGGCTTACAATTCCCATAGATTGCTGAGCTGTTTGTACTTGTAATTCTGTATTCGCTACTTTGTTGTAGTTGAAACTAATATCGACATCTTTATGTTCTCCTTTGATGTCGAAGTGCTCAAACACAAACCAAAGTAACTCCTGTATAGCAACTTTAGCTTTACGCGCTAACTTATCCGCTTTCAAGTTTAAGTTAGTATATAAAAACTCTAACGCAACCCCACTTGGAGCAGAACCGAATTTATCAGAACTAAAGTCAACCGCTTGACCAAATAACATTATTTTTTGATATAACTCATCTAAATACTTTTTACTGTTTTCAACTGGTACTTCTACCTGTATTGTGTCGACACCCCCGTTATCCGATACTTTTATCGCCCCGTAATAACGTAGTAACCGTTTGAATTCTGGCAACTCTTGGTCATCATAGTTCTTTAATACATACGTTAATTCGTTTGAATCTTTAAAAGTATTGGATAAATCAGATAATCGTCTGTTATACGCATCAACCAATGTTTTGTACATAAATATGTCTGATGTTTCCAAATCATTATTTTTGAATGGAATAAAAGGAATCTTACCCCACGACCCTGTACTAAAATGCGTTTTTGAATTCTCCAAATTGTTAGAGTAATCCGGAATAAGCGAACCGTTTTCATAAACGTAGAAATTAACCGTTACTTTATCCCAGTATTCAACTTTAGTTTCATTTTCCAATTTGTACATCCTGATAAATGCCTCTAATTCTTCGTGCTCTTTATCAGTCCATATAGGAATGCCTTGTTCTGCTGGCACTCTAAATAACTTAAATTCTCCCTCTTCATCAAGGTAAGGATGCAACCATTCAATACCTTTATTGCTAGCTCCTGTTAGTACACTGTGCAACTTATCATCGAATCTATTTCCTAAAACTTCATCAATACGTTTAACTACTTCATCATCTGTATGTTTAAAAGCGATAGGCTTACCTACAATATAAGAAACTTTTTGATCTACTAGGTTAGCATGGAAGTTAGTAATCATTCTGTCATCTGGTTTCAATGGGTCAACTGCTCCTGTAGCATCAACTGGTTTAGGTTCCTTAACGATATCAGGACGTTGCTCATAATATTCTTGACCTATTGAGATTTCAGGTAACTTCTCCAAATGTTGTTTTATATATCTGATAATCATTTCTTCCAATGTTTCCGGTTTGTTGTTAGTCCTCACAATAGCATCAAATATTTCTGTTTGTGTTGGTTGGCTAGGGTACAAAATATTACCTCCTTTAATTAAAGCCTGTGCCACTTGGCTTATTAGCTGTATAAACTGCATATCTTAACGCATCTAATGTGTCATCGTTTAATTTAACTGGTTCGTCTGCATTATCTTTCCAAACGTAGTTATATATTTCTTCTTTAAACAAACTAACTTTTTCTTTGATAATGAATATCTTATTTAGCTTGAATAACCTAGAAATAACTTCGATGCCAGCAATAACGGCTTTGTCAGCATATCTTGCTTTTATCTTTTCTCTTCTAAATCGTTCAATATGTTCAGGTCTAGCTGTATCACAATAAAAAAGAATATCGCCGTGCCTTTTTATAACTTCTTTAGCAATAGCTACCCAGTCATCTATTTCTTTATGTCTGTGTGCGTGTTCTTCAATAACGTACTTGTTTCCGTCGAAGTCTTCCGCTACAACCATAATAGAACCATAATGCTCATATCCCCAGTCGACGCCTGCATATTTCCTTTTTATTTGTTTAGTTTTAAATTCTTCTTCTGTGATGTAATGAACTTTTTCTTTGAAATCTTTATATACAACACCCTCAGCAGAAACCCACTTACCATAAATGTCACGATCTGTGAACATTCCTGTTGGTGTACTTGCGATAATCGATTCAATATATTCTTCATCTAAAAATGTATTGTCAAACAAAGTAAATTGGAATGCTTTGATATTTAGTCTTCCATTCGATAACCGTTGACCACTCTTATCAATGTAATCTTTTTTAACTGGATGCATCGGGTTTTCGGGGTTGGTATCAATTAATATCCTCGCGCCTTTGTAACTACAACGTGAGAACACTTCTTTAATAAACATATTGTGTAATGCTGTTCCCTCGTTTAAAAAAGCACCTGCTGAAGTAAAACCACGCGCTTTTTTCCATGCATCCGAGTTTTGTCCGTCGAATACATACACTTTATTACCAAATATTTTGACCGCGTTAGATTTATCGAGTGTTAACTCTCTACCTAGTATTAACTCCATATCATCTAGTATGTTACGTCTTATAGATGCTTGTGTCGCTCCTCCAATGATGAAGTTAAGCCCCTTGTCTTTATAAGTAGCTATATGCATTAAAAAAAGCAGGATAAACACATATGTTTTACCTGCCCTCTTTGCACCACTCGCTATTAATACTTTGGGTCTATCGTTTATAAAGCAGTTCCAGACTTCTTGTTGTTTCGGGTTTAACATTTCATTAATCATCATTAACACCCGCTAACTTAATAAGTGCTTTAGCAACTTCTGCTTCTTGTGAATTATTTTCTGATTTATCCATCTGATCGATTTTTTTCTCAAGCATCTTGATTTCAGTTTCAATCTTTTTATTAGTCAGAACTTCATTGCCTAACGTCATTCTATTCATGCCGTCCAAACTAGCGAGGAATGCATCAGCTGTCGCTTTCTTTACTCCCTCTACTTCAATATCGTTCTTCGCTGTATTCTTTAACCACTCATACTCTTCAAAAGCCTTTTGGCGTGTCCATTTTGATTGCTCAGCTACTTCTTGACGTAATTCTTCGTACCTTGTACAAACCTTGCCGTTTTTAGCTACACGGCTAGCTAATACATCGATATCCTTTTCACTCTTGCCTTTAGTCGAATACCCTGCGTCAATATAAGCTTTGCGTTGGCTCTTGCCCTCGATGAGTCCCAATACAAACTTTTCTTGCTTCGGTGTTAATTTAATCAATTGTTTTCACTGTATCACACGCCTTTACGTTAATTACTCTAGTTATTTTAAATATAAAAAAATGCCCCTACATCTTGTGCAGGAGCTTCGTTCAATAAATGTGAAAGGAGGGAAATAGTTATGACTCAAATTGCAAGAATTAAACTACCCACCATATAGGCAGGTAGTAAGTGATTAATAGCGTAACATATCAACTTTACATGTTTGTCACTTCTCAATCACATCGATGAGAACATCTAATGTGTCTATTACCCCACGTCTTAAGATAATTCTTACAAATCAATTATATAAAATTAATTCACAGTTTAAAAATAGTGTCATTTTCGTCATTTCTGTCATTTTTGTCATTTTCGTCACTGTAGTAGATAAATCTTTTCTGCTAACTCATCACGGCGTGCTAGGAAGTTGTTTCTGTTTAATTTAGAGTTAGGCATCTTCTTGATAATCGCATCCCTGTTATAACCTTTCTTCAATAACTCTAAGAAACAAAAGTCAACGTGTCCCAATCTCTGTTGCGATTGATTTATAAACTCAACCTCTTTTAACATCTGAGCATACCTTTTATTTGCTCTCTCAAGCCTCACAACAACATCTTCAACTTTACTTGAGTTTTCCCCTTGTGGTTTCGGCAACGTTGCTTGTATGCCATACTGTGCAATTGAATTGCTATCATATTCCGGTATTACATCAGCTAATACATTACACTTCATTTTATGTGTGCCTATCATATTAACAATTGACTCTTTGCTATACATCTACTCTGACACCTCCGCCCTCATCAAATCAGACTGATCGCTCAACTTTGCGAAGTCACTCGGCGCCTCTACATCATCATTAGCCGTCATCATAATATATACTTGCTCAGTTACATACTTACCTAGCTCATACATTGCTAGTAAGAATAATAGTCTTAATATTTGTTTAATCATTGTTTATCTACCTTCTTTGCTTCGTATAAGACCGGATATAAATTTAAAAAGTGTATTCTATATCCAATCGTCTTAACTTCTACTTTGTCGCCTACTTTTAACCTAGCTTGTATGTCTGCGCTATCAAATTTCTTTTTGAATAATAAGTCGGAGTTTTCAATGACTTGTTTGTTGTCTAATACAATATAGAACTTGTCTTCTTTATCTTGTCTCTTGTTATATTTATCTGTAATTGTCCCTTGATGTACTTCTTTGTTTTGGTAACTAGCCACTGTATAGATAGGCGATATGACAACAAGCATCAGTGCGATTACGCCGAATAATCGCAGTATTCCAGCAATAAAGATATCGAACCAATCCATATTTTTAAGTTTTTTAATCATCATTGTCATCTCCAGTATCAATTAAACTAGGCATCATTCTTAACATAGCCCTTAGTTCATGTTCATTCATATTAGCCATCATAGGACTGTAAAATTCACTGTCTTTATCATTAATATCTTTAATAAAATCATTTTCAATCTTAGCTTTTTCTTCAGGTGTTTTATTTTTATATTTTTTGATTATTTCAGTGTACTTTTTCGAGAATTTCATTTTAGGTATGTTAATCATCGTCTGCCTCCTCAATAAATGTAAATGATTCAATCTCATCTCTTTTAACCCATACTTCATTGTTGAACACATCTTTGACCGGAAGAAAATACTCAATCCCTAACTTCATAACAAGTTTAATATAATCACCAGAAGCTAGATCTGTTGTTGTGTAATAAACTCTATCTGAAATAGTTTTAATTCTAACCTCCGTCATTTCCCACACTCCCTTATATTTTCATACAACTGACCCACTTTAATAACTGCATCTCTTTTAACTTGCGCCTTGTACTTCTCTTTCGCTTCTTCTTTACTCTCTGCCTCAACAACTGTAAACCTTTGATTACTTTTAGCTCGAGTTATGTGTGTATGCTTGCGTCCTGTTGAATCTTTGAATGTTGTGACTAAGTATTGCGTCACTTCCCCAAAACCTCCTTGACTCGATCTAAGATGTCTTTACACTCCGCTACTTCCGAAGCCTTTTGCTCCACGTTCTGAAACACTCTCGAATTCCTCCACTTGCTTTAGTTCAGGTGTCCATATAGGCACGATAACCAATTGAGCTAGTTTGTCGCCTTTATATATTTCGTAATAATCATTTATAGTAAAAGGTTTTTTCTTAGCATTATTTACAAAAGAATTTTCCATTTCTCCTTGTATATCAAAACACTGTTCGTTAGTTGTTAAATATACTTGTGCATCATTCTTGATATTAATCCCCAAATTACCATGATATCCCGCGTCTATCTTGCCTGTTTCAATCACTAAATGCGTTTTACTACTTACACCACTACGGCTAGTTAATAGTCCGACATAGCCCTCTGGTATGCTTACAGCTACATCTGTTTTGATCACTGCCTTTTCTTGTGGCTCAAGTACGACAGTTTCAGCTGAGAATATGTCATAACCTGCATCCGTCTTATGATTTCGTTCGGGCATTCTAGCATTTTCTGATAATAGTTTTACTTGTAATGTGTTAGTCATTTTCCTGTTCCTCCTCATATTTATAGACCACTTGACTTACCATAATACCTACTGCTTCATCAAGATAAATATCTTCTTTGAGTGCATCTTGCATAGCATTAGGTAAACCCTCAAGTATTTCATCAAACGCTTGCGCTTTCTTATACACGTCCTCAATCTCTTTTAGCAATCCCTCTGTGTCATTGCCGTTATACGCACTAGCACTTATAACGGATTGTTCTATTTGTTCACGGTTATTCATCATTTCCATCTCCTCTAAAATAAAGTTAGTTGCTTCTGTTCCTCGTATTCCAAACCATGTTGCTTTATATATATTTCGAGCTCTTCAGCAGTATCAAATGTCTTTTTCACACCTTGCCAACCTGGCACGATATGCCCATGAAAATAATAAATGTCATTCACTACATGGATATGTGCCACTCGCTCGTTATCCTGATACAGATATCTTTTAGAGCCGAAAAATTGGTTTAAGCGTTCTTTACGTGCGCTATCTGTCATGGTCGTCACTCCTTTTAACAATTAGGCAGTCCAAACGACATGCATTCGTAATATAGTTCTTCATTCCTTATGCTTGTCTTATAGTTCTCAATCACATTGCTAACTTCTTTATGACTCATTGCTTTAACTTGTTCGTCTGTATATTTTTCGCAGTCTTCTAATTCCAGTTGCTCCTGTAATGACATTACGTAATCAACTTGTTTTTGCGTTGCCATCGTTACCCCTCCCACAAGTCAAACACTCTATCGACGTAAAACTTCGCCTTTGCTAAATCCTCATGACCATTCTTTAACGGTGCTCTAGACAAGTATTTGATTGCATTACCTATTGCGAATGCTAATTGTGGTGGATACTGTGCCGTAACTTGTTCGATGAAATCTATAATTTCAATGTCGCCGTATGTGTAATGCGCAGGTTGTTTAACATTGTCTTGTGTTTCATTCATATCTACTTTTCTGTTACTGATTATGCTCATTATGCTTCACTCCATTTCTTGAACATTTGGTTATAAGTGACATCGAACCAGTACGGATCACGTGAATGTTTTTGAGGCGTTCCATCATAAAGCCATGGTCTTAATCTTCTCTTTCTTTCCTCTTCATATTCCGCTCTCACATTTCGTTGGTATCGGTTCAAAATCGCTTTTTTTCTGATTTTTTCTCTCCCTTTTTCTTCATCTTTTATTTGACTCTTCATATATTCAACTTCATCTTTAGATTTTGAGTCCTTTCTTCCACACAATAATTCATCGCCGCGCATTTTATGTTTGTATCTATATCTAAGAAGTTCTGGAGATATATGATATTTTTCTGAAACTTCTCTCAATGTCATTAGTTTTCCTTTAATACGCACTCTTATAACTTTTCTTCTAGCCATCATTCCACCTCTAAATCTAAAACCTTGATATTTATAACGTTATATTTTAATAGTTCACCTGGATTATTAAATAAATAGTCCGCCAAATTTTCTTTTTCTTTATCAATCTGATTGTAATTAACACTTTCGACTTCTGTAGGAATTCTAATGTCAACAGAAGCATTGATATAAGCTTGATGTTGCATGCAATCACACTCCTAATCCTTCATATAAAACGGAGAAGTAAACCCGTCACTATTCAAATTCAATCCTTTTGCCCAATCAACAGGCTTATTCATGATAGTTTCGATTTCCTTAAGTCCATTTGAACCTCTAGGTATTTCTACAATTACTTCATCATGGACATGGCCAACTATTTTAAAACCTGATGCTTCAAGCCTTGCTATAGAAATCGCAAGTAAATCCCTTGCAGTTGCTTGAACAATATTCTCGACTAACTTCCCACCATACGTTTTTAACTTTGACCATTTACGGTTAAGATCTAACCCCATAAATTCAACAACTTGACTACCCCAACTATTTTCACCAACTAAAGCTTTTGGATAAGCTAAAGCTCTTCCACTAGGCAGTTCAATCATTAGAAAACCTTTTTTCATATAAAATCTAAGTCCATGTGTATGATGCGTCTTTCGGGATTTTACAGTATTAATTGCAGCCTCTTGGCAAGCCTTCCAAAAATTAACTATGTTAGGATTTGCGTTACGCCAACTATCAACTAAACCTTGTAATTCATTTTCTTCAATGCCCATTTCCAATGCACCCATCGCTTTTAAAGCTCCAGCGCCACCTTGATAGCCTAAAGCTAATTCGGACACTTTTCCTTTTTGTCTGAGAGGGTCGCCTTTAGTTATGCTTTCTACCGGTACATTAAACATTTGAGAAGCCGATGCTTCATATATCTTTCCGTGTGTGTTGAACACATCTAAACGCCATTGTTCTTTTGCATACCATGCTATGACTCTTGCCTCTATTGCAGAAAAATCACTTACTGCTAGTTCATTACCTTCTTCAGCAGTAAATGTCGTCCTAACTAATTGACTTAATAAGTCTTGAGGATGAACATTGAGTAATAAATCTAAATCGTCAAAACGTTGTTCTTTAATAAGATCTCTTGCTATTTCTAATTCAGTATCTGAAATATAATGCTTTGTTAAATTCTGAAGTTGTACACCTCTACCTGCCCATCTTCCAGTACCGGCACCGTAGAATTGAAACAGACCTCTTACCCGTTCATCACTGCACATCATGTCATGCATTTTGTTGTATTTTTTCACACTGGTTTTAGACATTTGCAATCTAATTTCTAGCATTTTTTTAGCTTTTCCTGTTGCTACTTTTAAGTAATCCTGAACCGTTTTCTTTTGTAAATTAGGTATATCTAATCCTTGTTCATCCTTTAACCAAGCCAATAACTGTGTAGGACTATTAGGATTTTCTAAACCTGTTATATGTTTAGCTTGTTTAAGCAATTCTTCTTTACTCTGCTTATCGAGCACATTAGCTCCTAACATCAATGATTTAGAAAGCTTAATACCTCTGTCGTTTATATGTTGGTCAAAAACCCAATATGCTTGTTCAATTACAGTTACTGGAAAGTCTTTAATTTTATTAGCAATTGTCATTTCTACTTCTACATCTCGAATACAGTAATCTATAAATTGTTGCCATTTTTCAAGATCATGTTCAGGCAAGTTTCTTGTTCTTCCTCCATTAACTTTTGTTGGTTTACAAGGTATAGAGAAATAACGAATTAAATTTTTACCTGCTTTATCTTTTTGGTTTTGTAGTCTTAAAACTTCTCCAACTTTATCAAGCGAAGCAGGTAAGCCAATACGCATTGAATTAACCATTGTGCAAATCCATTCTTCAGGTGGCATCTGTTTATTAAAATATTTAGCAAGACAAGTTCTTTCGAAATTAGCATTGAATGCATACTTTTTTACAGCAGGGTCAAATAGAGCAATTTTAAACGTCTCATAATCAGCGTGGAAAGGCTCAGTATCTACTTTAGTCATGTCAATCGCACTAATCGCTCCACCATCTATTGAATAAGCTATAATTAAGATTTCGAAATCTTCAGCTTCTGTGTATTTATAGACACCACATTTCGAAATATCGTTACTGCTATATGTTTCAATATCTATATTCATAAATTTCAAATTCTTGACACCTCAATTTCTTTAAAATTAAAGTGGGGCTAAAAACCCCACCTATTGACTTATAAGAAATCCTCATCATCAGTGTCTAATTCATCGAAATCATCTTCTGCTGCACTTGCACCGCCAAGAGGTTCGCCTTTTTCTACAAGTTGAATGTTGTTGGGCCCTGCTGCAATTCCTTTATTTCCATTTACGTTATAACCATAGAAATTGATTACAGCTCTGATATAGTCTCCGCTAACAACTGAACCAGGTTCGTTCAAACGAACCATGGCAGGACTAACTACACCTGGTGCATTTTGACTTGTAGCATTAATAAAATACGCATTTTCATAATTCGGATCATCTTCACGATCAATGTCTCCATCACGTAATGGCGTTTTCAAGTTATTAGGTATCTTGCCGTTCCATTTACCTTTAAATGCTTCTTTTGCATTCTCAATTGCTTTTTCGATAATCTCGACCATTTGGGTGTCTTCTTTAGGAATAATAAGTGAAACCGAATATTTTTTTGGTGTGCTTTCATCCATACTGTGCGGTTCAAAAATATGTGCATATGATGCTCTTACTTTTCCTGTAATCACTTTAGTTTCATTTTTTAATTGTGCTTTCATGTTTATATACCGTCCTTTTTAATTTTTATAGTTTGTCAAAATCATCTTCAGCAGATTGCTTTATAGCTGGTCGTTTATCAGACTCGGTAGCAAGTGTTAATTTACCTTGTGGCTTTTCTATAAAGCCTTCTGCAATTTTAGAAAATGCTTTTTTGCCGATTAATTTTTCTAAATTCGTAATGCTAAGTAACTTGGTTTCTGTAATATCTTCAGGTTTATAACCCGCTTCAACTAACTTTTCAAGCGTTGCATTTGTATCAGTTATCATTCTTCGCGAGCGACCTTCTACAAGCTTCCAACCAGGATAGTTTTTATCATTTTCTTTCGCTTGATCTAGTGCATATTTTTCTACTTCATCAGCCCATTTTTTGATGTCAGGCAGTTTATATAAAAGTTCTGCAATCTCTTCATCACTCAACAAATGTGGTGGCTTTTGAGGCACATTTTGCATGTATTCTGCACGTGTTCTACATGAATGCTTTATCTTACAGAATCTACAATGACTACCTGCTTTAAACTCACCTTCACCGTTATAAGCAAGTCTGGCTAATGGTTTAACAAAATCGGTTCCCCATTGAAGTAATCTTGATATTGGTAACTCTTCAGTAGAAAAGTTATCTATTCGTGGTTGTATGATAGTCATGCGAACTGTATGAATGTCATACATTAAACTAAGCAGTTCATATGCGCCCAAGCCATATAATCTAAGTTGAGGATTATCTATAGCTGAAACTTCAATGCCTTTACCGTATTTAAGGTCAATAATTTCAAGTACACCACCTGAAAATATAATGACATCACCAGTACCAAAAGATTCAGGGACGTATTTACCTAAATCCAATTTTGTTTCAAATAAAGCTATTACATCGTCATCTCTACTCAAAGCTTCGTTATATTTTTCTTCTACATTAGCTACGTACTCTTCAACATATTCGCGCAACTCTTCACTGTAATATTGATTTCGCTTATAATTTTGAAAAGCTTTATTAAACTCAAACTGTGTTAGGCCTTCATATTTAAGACTGAAATATAACTCACTTAACTCATGAGCGAATGTACCTTCTTCAGCAAAAACTGAACTTTTATCTGCAATACCTTCACTTGCCTTAATACTCGGTGGACAGTTTAGCCATTGTTTTGCTCCACTTGCACTAAGCTTTGCATGAGCTCTATTTGAGTGATCTAGCTTCATGCATTTATTCTCGCATTCATAAAATCAACAATTTTTTCATAATGCTCTTCTTTGATAGTAGATAGCTTATCCGCACCAAGTTCGTTAAGTTTATTTCTAAATTCTTTCTTATCAGAAGTATCTGCTTTTTTAAGGAACTCTTTTCCTACTGATAAAACATAATCTTTAGTTAAATCAGCAGAAGTTTCCTTAACTTCTTCAACTGATTCCAGTTGAGCTGTTTCATCTTTTGGCATTGGTGCTTCTTTAACTTTCTCTTGTACAATTGATGAATCTACAGTTGATAGTTCAGTATTTAGCACACGTAAATTCTTATTTAATAGTTTTAATTCTTCAAAAATACCTTCTAATATTGCCATTGATTAACTCCTCCTTAAAATTGGTTGGCTAAACGAATCATTAACTTGATGCGTTCTTCTATTTCTCTAGGGTCATCACTTTGTTCGTTTAATCTTGCCAATAACTCGAATTGTTCTTCTAATATCTCTTTCTTACGTTCTACAACAGTTAAATGTAACTGCGGTTCAACAACACGCCAGATACCCCAACTTTCCAATTCAATCTTTCCTTTTTTCTTAAGTCTTGAAAGTGTGGATTTTGCATGTGTTTTAGATATCCCAAAAACTTCAACAACATCATCAGAATTGAAATTGTCATATGTTGCAAAATGTGATAGTATTTTTTGTTGTAAGGTCATATTAATAACTCCTTATATAATTATTTAAGACAATTGCTCATCTTGCACTGTTACTTGCTCCAACAAGTAGCAGTTTCTTTATTCTTCATAAAAGTATTCCTTATAAAATATGAATGTTGCGATACTTGCGAATCCCGCAATTGACCATGCTGTAGTGAAGTATAGAAACGGCATGAGTACAATCGCTAAGACCGTGAAGCACAACACTGCTAATAGGTAGCTTTTATATGTGTCGCTCATTTGATAATCCTCCTAATACCATTTTTTATGCTTTCTGATCAAATACTCTTCTAATTTAGAAATATTAATCAATGTTCCCGTTGCTGAATAATCAATGTATAAATTTTCTACACCTAAATTATCTTCACGGTAATATTTCAACCAGTTGTATACTGTACTTCTACATACTCCAAACAATTGATGGATTTGTGTAGGTGTTGCGTATAACTTTTTCACAAATTTTTCTTCGCCTCGATATGTGTTTTCTGGTGTTGGTGGTATTATGATTTTTGGCATCTCTATCACTCCTTTAGATAAATGTTAAAGTTTGTTATTATTCGCCCTGTATTGAAGTTCTCTATCTAATGCATAGAAAACTTTGTTTATTTCTAAGTAGCTGTAATCACTTTTTTTAATAAGCTCTAATATTTCCGCTCCTAAGTTACGTTCCTTTTCCGTTAAATAGGATGAAGAAGCATCAGCTTTGCTAGAAACTTGTGGGACGCCTATACGCAATCCTTCTGATCTTGTGTTCATTTGTTTATGCTCCTTTCGTGTATAATGTTGTTATCAACCTAAGGAGGTGATAACATGCCCTTGATATCTGATGAATTTGATACACTTACTAAAGACCAACAATATATCTTGTCCGTACTCTACAAAGATTATTTAGAATGTGTAAAGTTAGGTTCGGTTAAATTAACCTGCAATAATTTTGGAAGTGCTAAAGATATACATACAAAGTATTTTCAAAAACTACATTTCGAAGATGTAAAATACGATTTAAATAAACTTAAAAACTCTGGGTTCCTAAACGGCGTGTATGCTAGTAACACTATTTATCATGTAACAATTTCAGACAAGACTGTTGTTTACTTTGAAAATGAGTTTAAAAACAATTTAAAAAGTATCATTGATAGCATTTCTAAAATTGCTTCAATAATTCCTGGTCTCTAGTTGGGTTTATAACTTCCCAATCATTTGCCATGAGGTCATCGGCTGAAGGTTGCCAATATCTGATAAGGTTTGTCCCATCGCTATTTGAAATGATGCATTGTAAAAAACTATCATTTGTTGGTAATATCTTAGTTCGATGACTTTCTTTCCAATCTTTCCGTGTCATAGAGACAAGATTTTTTGTAGCTATCTTAGTTGCTTCTTGAATGTTCATTTGTTATTCCTCCTTTTAAGATGTTTATGATCCTTTCTGCTATACTCCTGTTATGGAGGTGATAGGATGAAACTTAATCACGATTGCGTTAGACTCTTGCTCTTAGAAATAGAATCTAATAAGAAAATAGGTGAACCACTTACTCGACATAATTTCAACGATAATATTATTTTTGATAAATATGATTTTGAAACAGTAATGTACTCACTTTTAAAATTAGAAGAAGCTAAATTTATTTGTTGCGATCTGAAATTCATCGAAGGCAGGGTCGTTTCTTGGATTATTGATGACATCACTTGGTCTGGCCATGAATTTCTCGATAATATTAGAGACAATAAAACTTGGAACGAAGTTAAAAGAGTCGTTAACAAAACATCCAGTATGTCTCTTAATCTTATGGGGAAATTAGCTTTTCAATATCTTTCTCAAAAATTCAATCTAACTTAAATTCATAACCATCAACCAAGGCATATAAGTTATTATTTACGTATGGTATTTCTTCAATGGTGTTGTTGATGAAATGAGATCGGACCATCAGTTCATATCCGTCATTAATTTGAATATCTAATGGTCGCCTATTACCTTCTTCGTCATAGTAGTAATAGATGACTTTTTTGTTTTGAGCTTGCATTTGTCGTTCCTCCTTTAAGTTGTTTTGTTATATAATTTAGTTATCTCCCAGTGGAAGGAGGTGAAATTTATGGATTTAGAGAAAATTGCTCACGATATTACAATCTCGCTATTACCTAGAGCTCTAGATAGACATAAGATTCATAACGAATGGCAAGAAGTCGGTGATGACGTAATTGCATTCGCTAAAGATAGCGTTGCTCGTGACTATTTCAGCATTTACTCTTCTGTGTTATTGGGATTACAAGAAGAAGAAAAAAGCAGAAAAGATTTAGGATTGTAAGGCAATAGCGCACTTGATTACTTGCACTAATTAAGTGCGCTTATTTAATTAGATATTTCTTACCTTCTCTATCCGAGACCACTTTATATTTTTTTAATTTGCTTTCTTTCACTTTTAACCATTGATTTCCATGCCACACGTCAATTAAGTTTTCGTGTTTTTTATTGAATAGCCTTCTTAGTAGTTTCATTTGTAGTTCCTCCTTCATTCGAAATCATCGATAGTTAATTCTGAAACTCTCTTTTCATAGATATATAAATAATAGTTTTTGATATCTCTATAAATTTTTGCTGCTAGGTTGTATTCACTTTCACTCAAGTCTGAATTAAGTGTCACTCCAAAAATTGATAATGTTAATTTTCTAATATGGTCATGAACATCTTGTACATAAGCTTTTTGATGAATTGATTCGAAGCCATGCTGATACTTTTTTAGCGGAATCGGATGATTGAGCTTCCTCAATCTTCCTAGCGACAAATCTTTTGCGAAATTGAGTTTTTTATTGATTTCTTCTAAATCGTCATTATTGATTCTTACTTTACTGAAAATTGCACCTGAGCTGATTGGTTTCTCGCCTTTTATAGCATTTCTAACTTCTTTCGCTATAATTTCTTTCAACTCTTCTTTGGTTAACGTGATTTGTTCCATTGCGTTCCTCCTAGAGTTCAATTATTTTGAACTTTATAATTAAAAAAATATACTTGTATTTCTTCTCTGGGTATAGATAATAATTCACAAGCTTTAGCTATTTCGGAATCTCTCCAACCAATTTTATCATTTAATTTTAAAGATAAACTTCGTTCTGATAAGCCTATCGCGTATGCAAAAGCATATCTATTACCATACTTTTCAATTATACGACCTATTAAAGCTGAATAATCAAAACACATCATGTCACCTCTTTCTGAGTTCAATATTTTTGAACTACATAAACCTTAACACGTTTAAAAAATCAATGCAATACAAAAGTTCAATATTTTTGAATTTTTCTATTGAACTTTTGTTCAACGGAGCTTATACTATAACTATATTAATGGAGGAGGAAAATTCATTGAACTCTACAACTAGCAACAGAATCAAACAAGCTATGAAGTCATCGAATTTAAAACAAATAGATATAGTAAACAAAGCTAAAAGCATGGAAGAAGAAACTGGTATCAAATTATCAAAAACTGATTTAAGTCAATATGTTAATGGTAAAGTGACGCCGGGTCAGAAGAAATTATATGTTTTAGCTAAAATATTGAATGTTAGCGAAGCTTGGTTGTTGGGATACGACGTAGAAAGTAAAAGAATTGATGATAAAGAAAGAGATAAATTTAATCAGCATCAAGAAACTATAGCTGGTCATGCAAATAAAGATGAATTTACTCCTGAAGAATGGGAAGAAATCGAAAACTTTATGCAATGGGTTAGAGATAGAAAGAAATAAGACACCAAAGGGGTTTGGCTCATGGGAAAATACGAAGAATTGCTTATGAAATGTGAAGTTGAAGTGAAAGAAACACAAAGAGTACCTCGAGGATTCGATGGTTGGTATCAAGAAGGAGAAATTTTTATTAGACCTTCCCTATCCGAAAGGAACAAATTAGAAGTATTATATGAAGAACTTGCCCACCACAAGTTGACGTATGGCAACATTTTAGATCAATCGAAATTCAACAATCGCAAGTTCGAAAATTACGCAAGACGACACGGCTTTATCTCAGCTGTACCGCTACGCGAAATTGTAGAAGCTTATAATTATGGCGTACGCAACTTGTATGAGTTGTCTGAGTATCTACAATTAAGCGAAGAATACATATTAGAAGCAATAGAACAATATAAAAAGATATATGGTATTGGAACTCACTATGGCGAGTATTCTATTACATTTGAGCCGTTGAGAGTTTTTAAATATAAGGAAATATAAACAAAGGAGAAATGAACATGAAAAGATTATTAGGTTTACTATTAGCAAGTACATTAGCTTTAACAGCTTGTGGTGAAAAAGAAAAACCAAAAAAAGAAGAAAATAAAAAGTCACAAACACAAAAACACAAAGATAGCAAACCAAAAACGCAACAAGAAAAAATGAAAAAAGTTGAAGATAAAAATCCACCTAATAATAGCATACAAAATAATTCAAACAATCAAAACCAATCACAAAACAATCAACTTAATAATAATTCAGATCCATCTAATAATACTCCTGCAAATATAAATAAAAACGATTCACAAAATACTAATTTAAATGATGAGTATGTCGTTTCGCCTGGCTGGACTAAAGATGAACAGGCTAAAGCTTTTGAAGAGTACAAAAAAGGAAAAGAAGACGAAGCAAGAGCTGGTGCTAGCGCAGTACCAGGAGCCAATATTAACTAATAAAACAATATAAGAAAGAAGAGCTAATATGGAAACAAATAAAACAATCGATTTAATGAATTATGTGGAATTTCCAAAAAGATACACAGAGGCAAAAGGCAAATTAGTTGCACAACCAATAACTACTATAAATAGCGCAAGAAGAGTTGAAAATGAAGATATGACTGTTTGCTACATTTTAGATCAGGATGATGATGTAATGGACTTTATCTTTGACAGAGATATAATTACTGTTTACTGTCCTGGAAACGGAACTGCGACTGATGAATATTTTTGTGAAATTATATTTAACTCAGATGACACATTTACCCTAAAGCGATTATCTAATTACGTTACCATTAAAGATAGAAGCTACCCAATGTCAAAAATAAATGACGTAAACATTACGGGCAAAGTCGTCAGATTATTTAGAGATTTTAAATAAACTTGGCTTTAATTACGATTAAAAGTACCTATATAGCGTGACGAGAAAAAGGATTAAAAAAAATTCAAAAACGCCTACTAGTGTAGACGTTGAATGGTGGTGAGAATTTTATGGTAGATAAAAACAAAAAACAAGAAACTACTCGTAGTAACCCA